GTGAGTAATACTCTAGCCTTTACCGCGTCTGCACCTCTAACTTTAACCGGAGGCGTAGCTGCCGTAGCAGGTGGTGGATTCATCAAGGCATCAGCAGATGCAGTAGTCACAGTTAAACGCGACTAGCCATAGGAGGCCAGAGTGCCAATCGATAAACCTTACGCGTATCACAAGCCGAGTGCGAGTGGATTAGAAGCTATCACTAGATTGCGAGAAGCATTCAGTGATGTGGAACGGGCAATTAAAGCATACTGTCCTCCATCACGGCAGACTTCACTGGCGATTACGAATAACGAACAGACAGCGATGTGGGCAATCAAGGCTGTTGTGTTCAATGATCCTGACTCGGAGGTTGAATGACTATCTCCCAATTCAGTAGAACATGCGCGCTAGTCGCTGGGATCAGTTTAGTTGGGGCGTGTAGTGATACGAACATTATTGTACCTACTAGCCCTTCTGCTGTGTATCCTCCCACTACTAATCCTGGCAATCCTAACGCTCCGGTCGTAACGCTGCATAAGATTGAGTTCAGGGCTACGGGTAATGCGAACGGAGCGCGCATCAGATACAACAACTCGAATGATGGAACGGCTCAGGTGACTACGACGCTACCATTCGTATTCAATCTGACTACGAATCAGCAGTCGATGTTCTTGAGTATTGATGCGACACCGACATCGTATCCATTTCTGCTCTTTCCGTTCATGTCCGTTCAGATCTTCGTAGATGGTCTGCTGTTTAGAGAAGCTAGTTCAGCAGACTTTCTCCTCGCAACGATTACCGCGTCAGGGACGTGGAGGCAGTAATGGGATTCATGGGAGCGATGGGTAAGGCGTTCAAGGCACCTGCTAAAGCTATTGGTAAGTTGCCCGGTATGGGTGCTGTAAACAAAGCTGTAGGTAAAGCACCCGGTATGAAACCATTGCAGGGTGCAATGGGTATTGGCCCTTCTGGTGGCGGTGGTGGATTAGCCAGTAAGATGCAACAGATGCAGCCTACTGCTCCAATGATTCCTCCCCAGCAAATTGATGGACCACCTCCTGATCAGAATATGGAAGTTGGTGGTGGACCTCAGATGCCACAAGTACAGCCAGAAATGCAGCCACCTCCTCCACCACAACAGCCACAAATGGGTGGTATGATGGGTGGGTTAGCGCAGAAGTTTGGTCAAGCACGTCCTATGGGGATGCCCCCACAAGCGCGTGGTAATGCGTTCGGTAGAGCTATGGCAGCTCCCGGTCGTGCTATGAAGCGCATGTTCTAATGAACTAATGTATGAGTACCGTCACTGCTAGAGATCCGAATGTATGGAAACCTGAACCAAAGCAGGCCCTATTTCTATCCATTCCTACCTCCGTTAAGGAAGCTTTCTACGGGGGAGGTGCAGGTTCAGGTAAGTCGGATGTACTTCTTCTTTATGCTATCGTTCACGAATGGCACAAACACCCTAAGTTCAAGCAAGTTTTTATGCGGCGTTCTTTCCCTGAACTAAGGAATGAAATTATTCCCCGCTCTCGTGAGTTATACAGGAGATTTGGAGCGACACTAAATAAGACTGAGATGTGCTGGACGTTCCCACGAGAGGATCAGTTTGGAACGGGCACATCAACTAAGTACGGTCCATCTAATCAGGGATCGATGATTTTCCTCGGGCATTGTGAGAACGAAGATGATGTACACAAATACGACTCGATGCAAATTAATTTGTTCACTCCAGACGAACTTACCTCATTCACTGAATGGATTTATCTCTACATTGGATTTCAACGCGTTCGCTCACCCGTCCCTGAGTTACCTGCAATTATTAGAGCCGCCGGGATGCCTGGAGGCATTGGTCACACTTGGACGTATAAGAGATTCATTAAGCCCCATCCAGCAGGGGGCAAGATAATCCAAGGACGTGGTGGAAATAAGCGTATCTATATTCACTCTACACTAGACGATAATCAGTACATCGATCCTACCTACAAACAGTCACTACAGGGCATCACAATCGATGCTGAGCGTAAAGCTAAGTTACATGGCGATTGGGAAGCGTATCAGGGTCAGGTCTTTGATGAGTTCAGGGACCATAAGTTTGAGGATGAGCCAGCAAATGCAATCCATGTAGTACCGCCCTTCGATATCCCTAAATGGTGGCCTAAGATTGTCGTAGGCGACTGGGGATTCAGGGCGATGACGTGGATTGGATATGGTGCAATCTCCCCATCTAAGCGCGTGTACATCTACCGCGAACAGTATTGGGTGAAGACGAAGATTGCAGAGTGGGCACCTCACGTAAAGGCGTACATTGACAAGGAAAATCCGCGTCTTGTACGATTCTGTAAGAGCGCGGGACAGGATAGAGGACAGGAACACACGATTCAGCAGCAGATTGAAGACGAACTACAGGTTCCGGTAGAGTTGAGTAATAATACTCCCGGATCGCGTGTAGCCGGTAAGATGCTGATTCATGAATACCTGAGATGGCATCCTAAATTCGTTAATCGGTCGGAACTACCAGAGTACGATGAAGAATACGCGATGTGGATTATGCGGAATCGGGGAATGGGTGAGTACAAAGCGTACATGAACTCATTCAATGAACCTGAACCCGAAGATAATCTACCCAAACTACAGATTTTCGCTGGATTGTGTCCCATACTAATTGAAGCTATTAAGGCGTGTAGCTATGACAAGCCAAAAACAAACAAAGTCGCAGAGGATATTATGGAATTTGACGGGGATGACCCTATTGATGGCCTCCGATATCTGGTGGATGCTGCGGAAGGGTTCTTCGATGAGTCAAATACAGAGTTCAAACGAGTCCAAAAACAAGAGCAGTTATTACAACGACTCAATCAGAGCCAAGATTGGACTGCGTTCTACCGAAACTCATCCAAACTTGAGTCCGAAACTGAAGAATTCATCAAACCAGTGGGAAGATACAGGCATTAAATGATTTCTACTCTGTTTAGAAAGTGGTTCGGTCTACCCCTTGTCCCTGCTTGTACTTCGTGTGACATCCTCCGCGACCAGCTTGACAAAAGCGAGGTAGAGCGTAGAGAACTGTTACATAAATTACTTGACCGAGGGGTAGCCGAGCCTGCTCCAACACTCGCGACGGAAGAATTGAAGCCAATTACACCTCAATTCGTTCCTTGGCGCGTAAAGCAGCAAATGTTGGAGCAGGAAGACCGTCGCACAATGCAGTTACGTAAGGAAAAAGAGAACGAAATCTCCCAGTTAGAGAAAGAGTTAGGTGTGCAGTGATTACTCTTGTCATCACGCTAGTTATCGTCGGCGTGTGTCTCTATCTGATTGAAACTTACGTGCCTATGTCCCCTCCAATGATTGTAGTCATTAGGGTTGTGGTGATTCTGTTCTCCGTGCTATTCATCTTGAAAGCGTTCAATATCGTTGATATCCCGATCAGGTGAGCGCGCATGAGCTTCAAGTCGGTAATGAAAAAGGTCGGTAAGATTGCTCTTACCGCAGCTCCATACGTAGCCGCTCCCTTCACTGGTGGCCTGTCACTCGCAGCTACAGGACTCGCTAACAAGGCTGTAGCGAAGTGGAGTGAGCATGACGCGAAGAACGCAATCGCCAAGGGATTAGCGCCAAGTAATTTCGATAAAGTTCTAGGTAAGGTAGGAAATTACGCTAGTATGGCGTCCTCCTTCCTGCCTACAGGCGCACTCGGTTCAGTTGGTAAGCTGAGTTCAGTAGTAGGTGGTGCAAGTAAGGCTGCGAAGATCGCTACCACAGCAGGTAAGGCCGCGTCCAACGTACTCGGTGGCTCTTACAATGGCTCTAAGTCCAGCGCACCAGTAGGAAATGACCTACCATCGCAGGGTGGAATCGCCGGTAATATCGGTAGGAATACCAACTGGGAAGGTTTAGCTCGGAATGTTGGCACTCAGGCGGTAGGTGACATTATGGCACGACGTTCAGGTTCAACTAGTTCGAGTGGTAGTGCCGTACCGCGTAGCACAGGTCTGGGGCCATCATCCAGTTCTAGTGTAGGGAGCGCAGTTCCGCGTTCTTCTGGTTCATACACCGGAGGGGCACGATATCAGCAGGGTATGGATTTGAACAATCCGAATCTTGCTAATTCTATCAGTGCGGGTCGTAGTGCTGGTGTGAAGGACCAAGGATTCCGACGTGGTTACGATGTAACGACCACGTATGGCGAGCCGAATGAAGAAACTGGACTATACGAGACTAAGACTACACGGATGCCGAAGATCAATTCAGATTTCGGTAGGCCACAGCGTGATATGGGTTCACTAATCGGTGGTTCCTACAATCGTAAGAATCGGAAGGCATCGTGAAGGAACTATCCGAAGAACTTAAGAACAAATTAAAACAAATCGTCGATCACTTCGACGATGAGGATAGAGCTGTACGTGATCGTCAGATCAAGTCATGGCGTCGTCTGAAATTGTTGTGGGAGAACGTTCAGCATACCTACTTCAGTGAGATTGCACATGATTGGCGTACACCGGATGGTGAAAGAGCTTCGGAAGATTCTGACCAAGGATTCTACGATAAGCCAGTCAACATTTTTAGAGCTTATCTTGAGTCTATTATTGCGGCCCTTAGCGTCACTGTGCCTCCCATTGTGTGTTACCCCGACGACGCAGACAATCCATTAGATATCACCACGGCGAAAGCCGGCGATAAGGTTGCGGCACAAATCTTCCGACATAATGACGCTCCTCTCCTGTGGCTACACGCATTATTCGTCTTCGTCACGGAGGGTCTGACCGCGTGCTACACTTATGTCAAGGAAGATGAGAAGTTCGGAACATACGAGAAGAAGCAGCACGAAACTACCTACGAAGAACACGAGATTAGTACCTGCCCTCTGTGTCAGGCAGAGATGGCGGACGATATTATTGGGGAGAATCAGAGAGATAAAGTAGATCCTACCGATGAAGACGTTCCAGCTAATGTATTGCTGGACCAAGGCATGGAAATGTGCGAGAACTGCGCACAAATGGTGATGCCGGACAAGAAGAATCAGACCATTACTATCACTCGATTAGTGGGTGTGACGAACCATCCCAAATCGCGCGTGATGATGGAGGTCTATGGCGGATTATTTGTTAAAGTTCCCGTGTGGGCGCGTAATCAGTCTGAGTGCTCATATCTCATCTACTCGTATGAGACTCACTTCGCGAACGTACTTGAGCAATATCCTGAATTACGAGATAAAATCGTCAGGCAGGGACACTCGAACTTCGACCTCTACGAACAGTGGGGACGCACCTCACCCCAATACCGTAGCGAACATCCAGTCAATAACGTCACGGTAAGAAACTGCTGGTTACGCCCAACTGCGTATAATGTATTACCGGAAGACGAAGCAGAAGAACTTAGAGAGAACTATCCTAACGGCGTTAAAGTAGTGGTGGTAAATGACGAAGTTGCTTATGCCTGTAATGAGGCTCTTGACGACCATTGGACTCTTACTCAAAATCCCCTATCAGATCACATTCACCATGATCCGATTGGCCTACTTCTCACGTCGGTACAAGACATCACTAACGATCTCATTTCGCTCGTACTTCAGACAGTGGAACACGGAATACCACAGACGTTTGCGGACCCCAAAGTATTAAACTTCAATGCTTACAGGAATTCCGAGGTTATTCCGGGTGGTATCTATCCGGCTACGCCTAAATCTGGTCGAGCACTATCGGAAGGATTCTATGAGGTCAAGACTGCTACACTGTCTCAGGAAGTTCTGCCATTTGCCCAGAAGATACAGGAAATCGGGCAAATGGTGTCAGGTGCTCTGCCTTCACTATTCGGCGGACAGATGTCTGGAAGCCGGACTGCTAGCGAATACTCAATGTCTCGTTCACAGGCTTTACAGAGACTTCAGACGACTTGGAAGATGCTTCTACACTGGTGGAAGAACGTATTCGGGAAGGCCATCCCCCTCTACATCAAGGAAATGAAAGACGATGACAGGCAGGTTCAGAAGGATGAATTTGGTAACTTTATCAACACGTTCATTCGGATGGCGGAAACTCAGGGTAAGATTGGTTCCATCGAATTAGAGGCGAACGAGAACCTCCCGATTACGTGGAATCAGCAAAAAGATACGATTATGGAACTGTTCCAGTTGAATAATGAGGCGGTCAATGCGACCCTCGCTTCACCTGAGAATATGCCCTATATCAAGCGCGCAATGGGTCTAACGGACTACATCATTCAGGGTGAAGATGACCGTCAGAAGCAGTATGAGGAAATCAAACTGCTGGTCAATTCTGAACCCATACAGATGCCACCAGACCCAATGATGATGCAGCAGGCGATGCAAATGGGTATGCAGCCGCCTCCTCCACAGGAACTTCCGTCTATTGAAGCAGACTTGGACGTTGACGACCACTTACTAGAAGCTGATATCTGCCGTCGATGGTTGGTATCTGACGCTGGTAGAATCTGCAAACTGGAGAATCCCTCAGGATACAAGAACGTATTACTGCATATGAAGATGCACAAAGACATGGATATGCAGAAGCAGATGCAACAACAGATGATGATGGCTCCACCCCCAAATCAGGCTGCTGGTGGATCAGCCCCTCTACCACCAGAAGGAAATGCTGGTGTTCCATTAGGAATGGACCAAAATGCACCCACGATTCAATAGTCTCTTTCATGTGTACTACTCTCCGGATGATGCTCCTGGTACATCTAGCCAAGGCGATGGTTCAGGTGAGAGTGAAGAAACATTTGAACTACTCAATGTAGAAGATGAACCGGAAGTTCTCGACCTCAAAGGTGTCAAAGAGAAATCTGAAGACGATGATGAGGGCGAGCCGGAAGGTGAAGAAGATGAACTAAAGGAAATTGAAGAAGAACTCGAAGGTCCGAAGGAAGAAGACCTAGAGTTAACTACACCTGTTCGTAGGAAGGAAATCCTTGCAAAGTATCCGAAGCTGTTCAAGGACTTCCCATACTTAGAGAAGGCATACTACCGGGAACAGCAGTTTACTGAAGTATTCCCAACGATTCCTGATGCGCAGTCCGCCGCTGAAAAAGCGCGCATCATGGACCAAGTAGAACAAGAGGTTATGTCAGGTGACATCACCACGGTTCTACAGGCTGCGCGCTCAGAGAATCAGGAAGCGTTCCACAAAGTTGTGGATAACTACCTACCAGCTTTACGACAGGTAGACCAGCAGGCTTACTACCACGTTCTC